CACCAACGTCTTCACTTCGCACGGGTTCCGCCTGGACGAATTTGGAGATTACGTGCCGGCTATTACTTGGTTCAGCCTTGGAGTAGTTTGTCACGGTTGATTTGGTCACCCGGTTCCGCCGGTCTTAGTGGAATTTCACAACACGGCTTCTCGTGATTTCTGCCCGCGCAAGCATCCTGCCTGTCACTTCTCGTCCTACATAGCACTCGGCTTGGACGTGCAACAGTCCAATTTCCTTGCTCACTCCGCTCGCGAAGAACACCGATGGCACTCACCGGACTTCGTGACCAGATCCTGCTCCCCGAGCTCAACCACCCAATCCAGTCCAAAGTGCTTACTTTGTACAACCGCACTCACACGGTCGTTAGTCGGTACTCAAAATACGTCCTCGACCGCGAAGCTCGTGACTTTTGCAAGCTGCACGGCATTGACGTTAATGATACTCCCACTCTGGTTCACACTCACGCCCTCAGCAAAACAGTCCACAATTACACGCTTTATCGCGTTGTTGCACCCCTCCTCACAGGTCCCACGACTGTTTGGTGGATGAAAAGTTTTGCAGCTCAAGACCTAGCCAATTTTAGCGGTCAGCCGATCACTCTCGACAATCCAGTGATCACGACCAATGATCTCGTCCGCTACAATGGGAAGGCCCGTGTGCTGTCACCGGTCGAGACGGCGACTCTCTTCATCGATGGGGCCGGCCAGCACCTCAGTCCCGCTGATTTGGCGCAGACCTTCACTAGGAACCCCAGCATCGAGAAAATCCTGGCCATCATTTACGTGCCGCCCGAACTCCTCCATGGCGAAGTTACATCCTCAAATCCCCGGATGTACTCCTTCGCTATTCAAGCGGGCGGCAAGTTCCTTTACAGCCCAGACGGTGTGCATAGCGAGAAATACGAGCAGAGCCTCGACAGCCTTTGGCATCTTAAGACCAACACCGTGCATCACCCCCACGGCAAGTACCAGGTCACAGTTCTCAATTCCATCGCTTCGCAGCACCTCATGCTGTACTCCCGCGTCGATGGTGGCAGCCTGCTCAATAAAGAATTCAATGCCTTTTCCTTCCCGTCACGCGTGCGCATTCCACCGTCGATGCTACCCTTCCTCGGTTCCGGACGCGAGCACATCAACGGCGACCTTTACCGGAAATTGATGGAGTTCTGTATTTCGGTCAACTCACCGACTGCCACTAACCTCGCAGCGAAAGTTCGTGCTTTCACCCAGTCGGAACGCACAGTTGACGGGAAAGCACACTATCTGCCCCCGACTGACATCGCCCGTGCGACGCAGATCGCCACTGCCTACATGCGGTTCCGCTGGTTGGTCCCTAACATGCCAGTCGTTGAACAGTGGAGTCACTACCTCACCCGACGTGGGCCCGTTGGCTTCATCCGCACTCTGCTCAACTACCCTCACCTGGCCGCGTGGAACGACTTGGTTAACAAGCTCGAGCCGGTCACTTATATGGCTGAGGTGAAGCTCGGGCCCATCTACATCGGCGCGGATGCCCCACTTACCGCCGCAGTTTCTCTGACCTTCAACGATCTCACGTTTTGGGATTTCGTAGTTGTCGTTACGCATTCCGCGGCGCTTGGCAAAGGTGTCCACCCCCCAATCGGTGCTGGCCGCCCCCCCGTCGTTGGCGCTCCCTTTGTCTCTAAGTACGCGGCCCACGTCACGCTCGGCACCGCCGCCTCTGCCGCCCTCTGGCATGCTCCTAAGAGGTGGCTGGTCGACGCCCACTGGCGTGCCCTCAAGAGCGTTGCAGGAGCCTGCTGGGATTACCCCTGGATCACGCCCGCAGTCGTGGCCATTGCTGCTCCCACTGCAGTGGTCCTCCGGTACGCTGCGCCCGCTGCCGCTATCCAGCTCTACTGGGACACTCATTCAGCCGTGACTGGCCTCTTCCGGCAGTGGAACTACGTGCTCCCGTACCTGCCGCACCAAGTCACTGCCGTTTACTACAACCTGAAGACGGCCTTGGCTGACAAGCAAATGTCCGGGCCGCAATCCACGCTCGACTTCGTCCCCGCTGACACCCGCCCAGAAGTGCTAAACCCCGCAGTCGCGGCGGCCGCTTCTGCAGTTGAGGACGCCGCTAGACCGCCCCGCAGCCCGCCGCGCAACCGCTCGGACACTGGCCTTGAAATCTGCCCAGTGGCCTACTCCGTCCACGACGGCCCGCCGCGCAACGCCTGCGCTGGCCTGGTCGATGAGGACGTCCTGGACCACACCGGCGTGTTTTGCCCCAAGTGCGGTTCCCTCGATTTCGCCAAGTTCGAACTGCCTAAAGCCAATTGCCTCTTCACCGCCATGTCTGCCACTTTGCAGTGCTGCTGGAAGAGGCTCTGGTCCCTTTATGCCCACGAGAATCCGCGCGCCAAATGGTTCATCGACAACGCGGGCGGCTTCGAAGGCAAGGACATTCAGCTCTTGGCTCTTCGGCTCGGTGTGCGCATCCGGGTCCACCTCATCAGAGCACCCGGCGCACCTAGCCACGTTTACGGCTCCCTCGACGGGCTTGAGGTCGAAATAGACTACATCCCAGGTCACTACCAGCAGCGAAAGAACTGCGTCGTGACCGCTCTCCCGGAAAACTCGACCATCAAAAGCTTGTTTGAGCGGTTGCAGCCCATTCAGACACCGGTAGGCGCCGCGACCATGGGTCTCCCCACAACGTTGACCTGGCAGTTCCACAGCTTCAATCAGAAGCGCGCCAAGGACCTTTTCCGTGCCCTTAGCGAACCACGCGGCCTTGGCTTAGTCGTGCGTGAAGCTGAGCACCGTGAGAAATTCGCGCGTCTGGTCGGTAGTGTGGACCATTTCGGTGCGCCGCGTGTCAAGATTGCCGGGTTGCTCGGCGCAGCTGGTTGCGGGAAAACTCAACCCATCTTGGACGCCTTTAAGGTGCTGCCCAGCGGTTCCCGCGACTACCTAATCGTCGTCCCCACCCAAGAGGCCCGCAAACGCATTCTGGCCTTCCTACAGCTCCCTAAAGTTGAGGAGAACAAGGTCGTTACCTGGGAATTTGCGTTACTCGGCCGCACTGCTGGCCTCGTCCTGATTGATGAGTTGGGGCAGTTCATGCCAGGCTTCGTCGACTTGTACCGCTGCGCTGCGCCCACGTGCCGGAACATCATCTTCACCGCTGACCCGGCGCAAGATGTGTGGCACAGCCCCGTCCCACACACAATTAACTCTGCTGTGCCTGAGGTTGATGTTTATGCGGGGGCCTACGGCTTAAGCTACAACCCCACCACCCACCGTCAGAAGTGTGGCGTTGCTCACCAGATCGGCCTGGCCCATCACTGTACCAGTGACCCAAAGGACCAGTTCACGATCACTTACTCGCAGCACCTCGATCACTCGATGGATGTGATTGTCGGTTCCGACGAGGAAGCGAGAACCATGAGTAGCGTCCGAAACAAGGCCGTCCTCACTGTCTCCGGGTGCCAGGGAGCCACTCTGCGCAGCACTTATGAAGTCGTGGTGACCTCGGCTTTGTGCAAGGCCTCAGATCGCGCTTGGTACACCATCCTGACCCGCGGTACCCGAGGAATACGTCTGGTCATCACGGCTGCGCCTTCCCAAGTGCAGAACGCTGCCTCCCGGATCCTCCGCGCCTTGTATGAACGCGATGACCTGAAGATCCAAGCGGCCATTCGTTCGCACATTGGCCAGCACATCCCGGCCAACCTCCTCAACCCGCTCACGAGTGGTCACGGGGTTCGCGTCGTCGGCGCCGGTGAACTTCACGTCGCCGACAAAGACGAGAACCCGCGCCATGACCTCCTTGGTTTGGTAGCCCAGCTGCCTCATCTGCAGCGCCTCATCCCGGCGGCACCCAACCCCGACTACATTTTCCCAGATGTTGTCAATGCTTACTCTGGGCGGCCGCATAGGGTTAACCCCAGCCACGCGTCCCACTTTGACCCGACCATTGACCTTTTGGCCAACGCCAGCGCCGCAGTGGGTACTCTCCTGCCCGACATCCGGGACAAGTATGCGCGTGAGACTGTCTTTGATGGAGTTATGACGGACCAGATCCCTGATGACCCTCTGATGGGCATGTTTATCCAGCATCGAACCAAGGACAAAGCCACGGAGAAGTGGACTTTCAAGGAAAGGTACGTCACGCCTTACCCGAAAGGTCCTTGCGACGAAATGGTCGGCGCCATCGCCTACACCGAATTCTGTAAGCTGATGGGCCATGACCAGCTGCCCTTCGACCGGACGTTGTGGGAGCGTAAAGCCGCGGATGACATTGACCGCCTACTCGAGAAAGGCGTCAAAGCCCTGCTCAACATCGCTGGCCGCGCGGACCCCGACTGGGTTCTCAACCAGGCGGAGATTTTCCTCAAGTCGCAAGCCGTCACCAAACCCGGTACCATTGGGCGTGAGGCTAAGAAGGGCCAGATGATCATTAGCTTCAGTACGGAAGCTAGCATCCTGTTCGGTCCGCTGGCTAAGTACATCGCCGCGATGTTGGAGCAACTCGTCCCAAAGAACGTTTTCCTCCTCGACGGCAAGACCCAGGACCATATCCAAGCGTTTACGCAAAGCCTGTGGTTGTTTCGACCGGCTCTCCTCAGAGGACGACTATACCGCCTTCGATGCTACTACCGGGTACCCGTTCCAGACGTGCGCTGCGCTCTGGTTCCGGAGCCTCGGTATATCGGAGGGCTGGGTAGAGCTGTATCTATGGTATGTCAACCACATCATGACCCCATTAGGGAAACTGGGCCCAATGATGGCGTCGGGCTTCAAGTTCACCCTTGTCATGAACACCTTTCATTCGCTGTGTTACCAGAGCGTCAAATGGGCCATCCCGAAAGGCATGCCCTTAATGGCGACTGGGGACGACGTGGCGCTGAATGGCGTGGTGCCTCCTGGGAAGTACTGGGCTTCTGTGGAGCGGTACTTCAAGCTGGTGTCGAAACGGGAGGTTCGTCAGTACCCAACGTTCTGCGGCTGGGTGCTCGCCCCCGGGACCATCTACAAAGATCCGGAGTTGCTCCTTGCCCGCACGATTTACCAGCTTGCGAAGGGCACACTTCCTGCCTGCATCCTGAACTACATGGCGGACAGCTCAACTCTGAACGCGAATCTGGACGTGGCCGTGCCGCACCTGACCACGAACCAACTGGAATGCCACATGCTCACTGTGGAGTTGCTCAAGCGGTCCGCGGACGCCTATGGAGTTGCGCAGTTCGGGCAATTCTCGGAAAGATATGGCGCCGCCCGGCAATTCGATCTCCGCTGAGCCTCCCGGATGTAGTCTCATTGGCTGTCAGCCTTCGAAAACGTACGATGGCCCCCTGGGATACTTCGCTGAACCCCGTTAACCCAGGGATCCTTGCGTTCGCTAACCGGTTTGCGCTGCTTGAGAATTTGAAAACTCAACCAGAGCAACAACCAAGCATGAGCGGACGCAAAGGTACTCAACCCAAGGCGACCCACACAATGGCCCAGTGCACGAACCCGAACTGCCGTTGGCATGCGGGGAAAGGCAAGTGGATCGCGAAACCCCAGAAGCAGAGGCAGCAAGCGACGCCTCGCCGCAATGTCTTCAGCGGTGTGGCTCCCTCCACCTTCACCGTCACTAACCGCGAGTTAGGGGAGACCAGCCTCACTACGGCTGCCGTTGCTAACGGAGGCACCGCTTTCGTCATCGCGGTTTCCAAGGTGGCGGTTGCGTTGGGAGTCGGCACCAAGTGTTTCGACCCCAGCACCCTTTTTGGCGGTATCGCGCGGAACTTCGACAAGTATAGGCTTAAGGCCCTCAAGATCGAGATCCCCGCCATCTTCCCGCAAACCCAAGGCGGCCAGATCGGCGTTTGGTTTGATCCAGACCCCGAAATAGCTGGCGCCACGCCCGGCACACTCGTTACAGGTTTCGTGCCAAGCGGCGTGGCCATTGCGAGTGGCAAGTCCACTGCCGTCATCAAGTCCATTAACGAAAGCCTCGTCCTCAACGTGCCAGCCAAAGAGCTGAAGCGCATTGGGGGCGACGCGTGGTACGATGTCGCTGACACCTGCAACAACATCACCGCTTTCGCCGCTACCCAGATTGTGGGCGTCGTGCGCTGCGGTTGGACCACGTCCCCGCCGTTGCCAGTAGGCTCGGCCCAGCCCCAGATCTGGCTCACGTACACAGTTGAGTTCGGGTCCCCGAACACGAGCTCTTAAGCTCAACCCCCTCAGGAGTTTTCACCAGAAGCTGGTTTCTCCATCAATTCTTTCCGGTAGCAGTGGCTATATTTCTTTATAAGAAACGCCGGTCGATGTCCCAAAGTGGGCACGTTAAATCCC